GGTTAAGAAGGGTGGACGAACCGTTTTCTAATAAAAGAGGTTAAGAAGGGTGGACGAACCGTTTTCCCTAACCCGTGTCGCATCTGAAAAGACACTGCCACTACCAATTGCATGGTGCCCCAACACACTAGTGTTGGCCATTCTGGGATGGAACCCCCTAATTAAGTTAGAGAACTTTCTATCAATTTTTCGAACTGTATCAAATGTGACCCTGGCTTGTGGTTGGGCCAGGTTTATACTCCTTGTCTAAGAGTCCACATAAACATAATGTGTGTTTTAAATATTTAGTGATAGACCACTACCGTGGCAAGGTGCTAGAGAGCGAAGCATCGCAACTGCTTTACTGTTCATAAGTCTCTACGCTGATATTTTGGGATGTTAAATGGCCGAATTAACCGCCGTAACAAGAACATCTAGCAAGGTTCCGCCAGATCCAGTATAGAAGGTGGCTCCTGTACCAAAGGTCATTGTAACAACAGTAGGATTCAAGGCCGTGCAAATAACATAAGCAGACCAATCCTCGTTAGATGCGGATGTGGCAGTGGCTGTAACTTCTGGAGCCTCCCAAAGGGGGCTCGTTCCGCCATTTTTCAATGGTTGATAAGCCAGGCCACCAAGTACAACACCGGGATACGAAGGAGCCCAGTGTGCACCAGCAAACCAATTCAGATCTACATAATAAACCTGTTGTGGTTGCGCGGTCCAGCTAATAACGGTTGGTGTAATAGAAAGCGCTAAAGCGCCAATGATTTGCAATCCAATAGTGCCAAGTGGGGCAGCAGAAGTAACAGCCGCCCTATTAGCAAAGCCACTTGGTATTTGACCACCTCCGGCAGGGTTATCCAAGACAGGCTTGTAAAACTCTACACAGTACGAAACCCACAACTCGCCGAGATCGACAATGGGGTTTGTTTGGGTGGCAAACACAAAGTTGCCTAAATCGTACAACCTGAGGTCTTGTCCAGCGGGAACAGCACCCGAACGAACATACTTCTCTGGCAAAATGGTATCAGTGACTGCACATTCAACTCCATGCATGAGCCCACAAGTGGGTTTCACAGAGGTAGCAAATTCTGAATTCTCCATTTGTTGCTTCGACGTAAATATTGGTGCATCTGCATTATATAGGGTGGACATAACAACCACTCCTGGAGCACCTCCAGTAACAAAGTCTGTAATCAAGGGCCTAAATTCAAAAATTAACCCATGGAACATATATTCCTGGAAGGATGGAGCTATCGTAGATAACCAGGGAAAGGTGGTAGATATGCCCGGATTAAGGGCATATGCTGTCGGATTAAATCCAGCCGTACCGATAATATCTGAAAGATACTCGCGATGACAGATCATAACACCACGGCCATTTCCTGAGAAATTTGGTATCTGTGTCGATCCAGTCAAGACGTTATAATCGGGTGTAGGGCCTGTAACAGTATAGTCACCAGATCCGAAAATCGAACCTATGCCACTACCCAGCCATTTGCCAACATTTTCAGCATAAGCAGCGCCAGGAACTCCTTTAAAGAACTTCCCAACATGCTTTCCCAAAATACTACCAACGTCCCTAAAGGGCGTCTTCCTAGGGCCATTCGGAGGTGGAACACCACCAGTCACGTACTTAACCAGGCGCCTCTCCTTAGTCGTCCCCCTATTTCGTTTTCTTTTCTTCTTAGTTTTAGAAACACTCAATGCTGCAAGCATCGAGCGCATCTCATCAATTGTCGCTAATTTTGTTTTACTCATATATTGGATACCTGTGAGACCAGGGACTGTACATCGTATCGCAACCATTAACCAACGTTCTTTTACGCGAGTAACCCTATCACAAAAATCCCAAGGGCACCCTTACATATTGGAGAATGGGACATCCGTGCAGTCTCTTGGCATTCTGATTAGCACTGAAATGACAGTTTTGGTGTATTATGCAAAACAACCCAATGAGGCAGCTGCCCCAAGACAAGTTTAACGTCATTTGGGACAAAAGCCCAATTCACAAAGGTAAATTCACGAACCGGGACCTATCATTATCTAGGATGGTACTGGGTTCCCTAGAGTCATAGAAATCTTCAATAGCGATCTGTTCATCTGGTGAAACTCCAAAAGCTAACCAGAATGAATAACGCGACCGTTGACAAATGAGTTGGTCTTTCCTGTTCATGCCCATGGTAGCAAACCACATCTCCTCCTGCATAACAGGATGCTCGAGTGGTTTAGCCCCATTAGACGACCGGACTAGACTCTCATAAAAACTCTTAAAAATGGGGAAACCTCCCATCACAGCTAGGCCACACAAACCAACAGCTGCCAACCACATCTCTGAAATCTTAACATTATCTAGAGGTTGTAGAGCAACACAATCTTTGGCTAACGAAACGCGAGGATCGCGTATCATAACATATCCATCACCGCCCCAAACAGGTTGAGATTGACAGAAAACAACATGTTCCAATTCAAAAACAGGGTCTTCAACAGTCATCCTGAAACCATACTGCAGGCAAAAGGGGCGGACAGAAGTTTTAATAAGTTCCAAATATTTCCTTTCAAAGAACAAAACGCTATCATCACCATCATTGATAACTCGGATCAACACCGGTTCTAATTCGCGTATATATGATATAAAATCAGATAAAATCGAGGTACTAAGCAGACAATTCCCAAGCGAGGTATTAACGTCACCAGACATCCTGGTTCCTCTAATCTTGTAAAATAGTACACCATCCCTCATATTAATATAGACTCTGTTACGCCGCTGCATTGCACAAAGCCATCTGAAAAAACACGATCTTGGATAAAATAATTGGTAAATACTATGCTCATACTGTAGAGCATCTTCTGACACATGGCGATCAAATTTTTCGGCATCAATTGAGAGGGCACAGGGATCACGGAACTCATCCCAAATCTTGGAAATGACGTCCCCCCTCTGTGCCTGATTCATCCCTTTTAATACCGTAGGGGATTTGTATATGTGTGTGTTTATAATAGAATAAATTTTCTTCTCTATAGGCTTTATGAACCTACCCATCTCAACTGTAAACCGTGGACCACGTGGCGAGATCACACGGGGCACTTTCCTCTTATTGAAATTATACTTTTCATACTTAAGAAAAGCGTTAACAATGGAATCTTTCTTTGCTAACGGCTTAAATGTCAATGATTCTACTGCACGAAGGTACAACTGCCGCTTGCGAGCCCGGTATGATTCAGCGAACTGAATAGGAGCCATCGGGTTGGCAAACACGGCGTGTTTCCGCATAAGTGTATTAAATCTGGTATTAACATTAGTATAAATTCCATCAGAGGGCCGTGTCGGTGCAACAAACTTTCCTTCCACTTCCATGAAAAATACTCGTTCCTTTACTGCACACTCTGCAGCGTCTATGGTGTTGTTAAAAGTTGAGAAGCATACTTCTGGGGAAAAACCAGCAATGCAATAGGTCTTCCTCAACTTCGGGGAGACACCCTTGTATCTTTCTACCTTCAGATTGGGGTGGTCAGGGGCATGACTTTTCAGACAAACCACCCCAGGCAGATACATAGGGCCTCCTCAGGCGGTAGTGAACCCAGGCGGGTCCACTTTAACAAATCCTAGTCTCCACAACATGAATTTGTACCTTACCTGTGGTAAATTATTTCTATAGGCGAGCGTTGCAGTGAATTTCTCCACCTCACGATCAGTCGCATCCGCAGTGAAACACAACTCAACGGCCATATCGAGTGCCCCTCGAATGTGTGCAGGCCGCATTCCTATTTCGATCATCCTCTCATACAAGAATTTCCTGGCTACCAAACGGTTTGCCTCTGACCTCCTGAACAGAGGGAATTTATTCTTGCATTCCTGTACAAGCGTTAGCATGACGCGCTTCCGAAAGCGTGTATCATACTTCAGCTGCTCCGGCCCGTCAGTCGTCTGAATTACAATCTGGTCACCAACCAAAACTTCGTGTCTAACACGCGGAGTTTCGAAGTCAATTTCCTGCTCTTCAGCTAGATGACACAGGAGCACAAGAGCATCCCATTCGTCATCTTCTCTAACGGGGGGGTATAAAGGTGGGGGTGATCTAGCCCCCAATCCAAACCAATATTTCTTAAACTTAAACACGACTCCTCCAAGTCCAGCTTTCAGCGATTCGCCAAAACTCGGTGTAGACGGTACAACTATACGTTCAATCATA